ACTTTCAAGGCGTACTATTTGACGGTCTAACCCGCCCGGCGTTCCGCCACCGCTTAAACGTTCCTTGCTATAATCAACGGCCCCAATCGTTGTTATATCGGATTGCAAATGCTTTAGATCTTCTTTCAATGATTTAATTTTCATTGAGATTAATTTAATCGGTTCTAGGAATTCCTTGCCTATCTCTCTATATTCTTTATCTGTCATTTATCCCCCTGTATGGTTAATTATCGTAAATTCTTAACCGTTTCCCCTAACATGTTTAAATAGTCCTGTAAATTGCCTTTGATAGCATCATTCACTATTTGGATATTGTCAGTTGTTACATAATGCGCCAATAGCATTTTATACATTGCATCTTTTGTAGGTACTAAAACCGCTATTAATGCGCTAATTACAAACGCAATGCATAACGCAATAACTTTCTTTTTATGTGGCTTAGATAGTTCCCTTACTTCATCATCTGCAAGCCATATAGCGCAAAATCCACATATTACAACCGTTAGTATAATAAACAATCCTTGATTAATTACGTCAATATTATGTAGTACCTCAATCAAGTACAAATACATCGGATCAATAATAGGCATTACACATTTCCCCTTTCGCCTATTTGTATCAAAGGGGCGTTTATATTGCCCCTTATCCACTACATCGTAAATACTGATACTAATTTTATTAATGCTATCACTAGCGAAAACATCAATGCAGCATCAAATAATAATTTAATCATGGTTATTTACCTGTGCTGCCAATACCACTGGTACCGCGCGCCGTTTCGGTTAACTGTGCAACCTCTAATAACTTTAACGCGCCAACTGGTACCATAATTCCCTGTACTAATCTATCGCCCTTTTGGATTAAATAAGGCGTATCGCTGGTATTGTGTAGAATAGCTTTAATTTCGCCCCTATAGTCCGCATCAATCACCCCGAATGAGTTCGGAATAATTAACGGCGTTTTGCTCATGCTAGATCGTGGCGCCAGCATAAACATATACCCCTTTGGAATTTCTACCGCTAAACCCAGCGTTACATATTGCGTTTGATGCGGTTCTATTACTACGCCTTCCGGTTGATAAAAATCCATACCGGCAGCATCTACGCTGCCAACCTTTGGCAATAATACACCCGGCATGCATCGCTTAATTTTAATAACGTCCGCATTATATCGTTTATATCCAAATATGCGTTTAATCCTGTTTAGTAGTTCCATTTATTGCCCCTCATTTCAATAACGCTTCCAATACTTTATTTTTTCTATCCATAATTCGTATTTCTGCCCTTGGGTTATCTTTATCAATACCAGCGATGCAGCTATCGCCATATGAACATATCCATTTATCATCGTCGATTACTTTGGCTTTTGTTAATATATCGCTAGTCGCCTGTAGTAACCCGATTAAATCCGGCCAACTTCTTTTATTCTGTAGATAGTATTTACATTCAACAACGATAATGCCAGATATATGCAGTTTCTCGCCAGCCAGTTTTTTGCCAGCCAGTTGCCATAAGCAAGCGTCTTCATAATTTTCGTATGCTTCCGACGGAATTATAATGCGTTTCCCATTCTTGAATACGATGCGCCCGCTATTCTTTTTAGTTGCTGGCCGGCCTTTTAATGTAATGTCAATCAAGCTCATAAGGAACCACCGTTAATCTTTCCGCTAAATCAACCCTATCGCAATTAATTTCTTCAATTCCCATTTCACCGTTATTGCTGCTCCAGCTAGTCAAACCACCGCCATAATAACGAACCTTTCCGGGTTTATATCCGGCAAAATATCGCTTTAATTTCATTACATTTGTTTGCACAACTATAGGCGTATCAATCGGCACCTTTTCCCATTCAACAATACCCAATAGCGCTGCAATAGAATATTTACGAATATTAGGATTTAACCCCAGCACCTTGCATGGAATTCTCGGGGTATGATCGCGTATCTTGAAATTCCCGCCGTTTTCAATAAACGTAGGATTTACGAAGAACGCATAAACGCCTTCAATCTTAATATCTCGATAACCTTCGTTATACATTTCTTGCAATAACCATTTTTGCTCATTCTTCATCGTATAATTCCCCTTTTACAATAATTTCCCTTATTTGTCGGCGTACTTGGTATGTGTACACTTCAAGCGTTCCGTTAAATGCTTCCATTACCATTTTGGAAAGTGCTTGCCGTAATCGTTTCGTTTTGCCGTCCTTATGATATTTGTATTCAACCGTAATTAAAAATCTATCTTGCGTTACTTTTGGTTTCAAAATCATGTTTTCAATAGCCAGCGTTAATGCGCTGGCTAGTTGCTCACATGTAAAAACTCTACCGTTCCCCATGTCTACCTTTACGCTCATTTGTCAATTCACCTTTGATATTCATAGATAATTTCATTCTTAGGCGCATTTATTAGCATGATAATGCTATGATGTGCCGGCGATTTTGTATGCTCCCCTGTTTCACTTATGAATTTAATGCGCTTAGTTGGTACATATACGCTTATATTCGTCTTACTAAATAATTTATGCCTTTGTACCCCCCCCCAGTGTATCTATAGGCAGTACCAGTACACACGGGCGGCCAGTTTCGATGCATCGCGCTATAATTTCATCTTTGTTACTATACGGCGGGTTAGTTATTAAGTAATCAAATTCATAATCTTTAGTTAAAAAATCATTGATGCCGTATATAGCTAACGGATCATAATCGCGTGTAACAATTTTTGTAAAATTGCTTTTATCTGTATCGAACGGCAATAAAATTTTATCGCCAGCCTTTGGCGGGAATACATTAAGCATTGTTTTAACGGTTTCTATAGGCGTATACCATTCGTCGCTTTTAGTTCCTTTTATCAACGCTTCTTTCATTGTCGCCTTCTTTCAAGGTTCACCCCAGCAGCTAACAGGCGATTTCTAACAAATGTATACGATACGCCGTATATACCAGCAATTTGCCGCACGCTCAAACCTTTCTCACGCAAGGCGGCCAGCGCACTTGCTTCAATTTCTGGGTATACCGGTTTTCGTTTTATTTCTTTCCTTAACCCTAGCGCGGCCAATGCTGCATCTGCGGTTTTCCTACTGTATATGCAAGCACCTAGCGCAAGCCAGTTTTCTATATACGTCATTTTTACCTTCCTAACATTTACCCATACGCCGCTTGATGCGGTTGTTGCTATCCTTTACATACCCGTACACATCGCCCCGTATATCACGGGTTTCTATTTCTTTTTTTCTGTTGGTACTGTATTTGATGTAGACCGCGCATGTACTATGGCAGCCTAACACCCTATACTCACAACCCTTACATGGTAATTTCATTTCTTTATTCCTTGTTTTTAAAAGGGTTAATAGTTTCAAGAATAACAAACGATGTATTTTTATATCCGTTTTGTTCTTCCCATTCACGAAACGCCTTCGTTAATTTTTCTTGTAAAACGTCAATTTGTTTCAGTTCTACATGTAACAAATAATCTTCCGAATATTCTGCTATTTCATCATCAAGATCATAATCAATAATGTCATTGATAACACGCTCCGCATCAACAGTAGGAATATAATAATAAGGGTTTCCAACTTTAACGAGTCGCGGCTCCACAAACTGGTATTCTTTGTTAAATTCTTTAAATTCTTTCACGGCATCTTCAATGCTTTTTTGCGGATAACCTACATGTTCGCCTAAACACCAGCACCACTCTTTATCGTTCTTAACTAACATTTTCGCCACCTATTAGAACGGAATGTTTTCATCGTTCCCTTTATCATCTGCAAAATTATCAAAGTTGCTTTCTGTTGCCGCATCATTTAACGCGGATACGCCTACGAAACTTGCAATAACTTCCGTTACGTATTTCTTTTGGCCCTCTTGCGTTTCATAGCTTCTTGTTTGAATTCGGCCCTCTACAAATAAGCGGTTTCCCTTTCTATAGTTGCCTACTGCTTCGCCCAGCTTGCCCCATGCAACACAATTCACGAACGCCGTTTGTTCTTTCGTTTCATTTGTAGCGCTATCAATATATGTATTGCTGGCTGCTACTGTGAATGTTGCAACCGCTCGGCCTGTTTGTGTATAACGTACTTCCGGATCACGTGCAAGATTTCCTAATAACTGAACACTATTCATAATATAATTCCCTTTCTATTTTCTAATTCTATAGGGCAAATCCGCTCATTTTGCCCCTTCTACTATTTCGCCCTTACGATTTATCGTTAAGGTTTTAAAACTTCCATACAACGCATTTAAACGATTTTTTCCATTCTAAACAATTCATCAAGCGTTAAATTTGTTTGTAGTTCATCGTTAACGTTTTCTTGAATGGCAAGCATTTCCGTTAGTCTAAAATCAAATAACCCGCGTTCATGTTTCTTGTATGTTTCTGGTGATACACCGGCAATAGACGCCATGTCTGATTGTGTATACCTTAACAATTCCCTACATTCGATTAATTTTGGGAATAAATTATATTTCTTGTTCATTTCATCACCCCTAAAATCAACGCCTTTCCTTCTTCGGATATATCGGCTTTTTCAACCATGCTTTTAAGGTCTACGGCTTCGTACTTTTCGACTTCAACCAAATGGCCGTTATCTAGCATCTTAATTTCTGTTTTCTGTGGCATGTTAAGTTCTGCACGTTTACGCGCTTCCATTAACAGGCCATTACTTTTGATGCTGGCAGCTATTTCCATGTTCTTTTGTTCACGTGCTGCCAGCTGCTCATATGCTTTACAAAACTGGCTCATTGCAGCGCTTTCGTTATAACTTTGGCTATTACGTGGATCAAAGAAACGCCATACAGTTTTTGCCGCAAGCCTTGTTATACCTTCCAACTCATCAAGGCCTTTTTCATAGCCTACTTGGCTGGCTTTCTTTCTCACCACTTCCCATGCATCTTGCGCAATCAATCGTTCTTCTTTGCCGTTTACATATCCAGAAATTTCTTCGGCCTTCTTTCGGATAGTTGCAACGGCTGGAACGAATTCGCACGTATTGATACATTGTTTGATAGCTTCCGCCAATGTTACCGGGTTGATATCCTCTAACATGTAGGCGTACATTTTAACTTTCGCACTATCGAATTTGTCATATATCAATAGTTGGCCCGTAGCTTTCAACGTTTCCGGCTTCATTTGTTCCCCCTTCCACCGCATCAATTAACGCGTTTAATTCTGCAACCTTTCTTTCTGTATCCGTCATGGCTGCCATTTCATTTGAATTAAGATATGTATCAAAATGACTTGGCGCAAATAACGTTTTTGGCGTTAAATACTTTTCTAGCTTTGTACCTTTCCATTCACGGCATTTTTTATCAATCACCGTTTTAAAATCATCAACGGTATAACCTTCTTTCAAGCGTGATCGTATTGCTTGGATATATGGTTTTGTTGTTGCCTTAAATTTTGAACCGGTTTTAAGATTAAGATATTCGATAATTTCAATATGAGATTTATCCACATCGTCATGTGTAACATGACATAATGTATCTATACTATCCTTACCTACCCTATCCTTACCTATCCTATCCTTTCCTAACCTAACCTTACCTATGGATACAGTTTGTATACATTCTGTATCCATTCTGGATACATCGCTTTTTAACGTGTACGTTTTATCCTTTTGAATATTGAGTAAATCACGTTCTGGCAATGTGCTTGGCTTGTATCTATCGTTCTGAA